TCTAGCGACAAAGCAGCAATTGTTTCCTTACTTAATAAGATATGCGAAGAAAAACTGGAACCATTTATCGAGAAGAGTTATCAGGAATTGGCGACGTACGTTTCGGCGTACGAACAAAAAATGAGTATGAAGAGAGAAAATATTGCAGACAGAGGAATATGGACAGCGAAGAAGAGATATATATTAAACGTATGGGACTCAGAAGGAGTCAGGTACAAAGAACCCAAGATGAAAATCATGGGATTGGAAACAGCAAGGAGTTCTACTCCTGCATATTTTAGGGACAAGTTGTATGCAGCGTTTCAGATTATTATCAGCAAAGACAATGATGAGCTTATCACTTTCATCAATGGAGTCCGCAGTGAAACAAAAGAGCGACCCTATGAGGAAGTCGCCTTTCCCAGAGGAGTTAACAACCTTGCCAAGTACCGTCACCCAAAGGAAATCTATCAAAAAGGAACACCCATCCACGTAAGGGGTGCACTACTTTACAATTACTACGTAAAGCACTATAATATAGAAAACAAGCATCCTCTCATTCAAGAAGGTGAGAAGATCAAATTCATGTATCTTAAAACACCAAACCCGTTACATGAAAATACTATTAGTTTCTTTGGTGATTTACCAAAGGAGTTTGGTATTGAAAAATATGTTGACTATCAAACACAATTTGAAAAGAGTTTCTTGGAACCTTTGAAAAACGTGCTACAATGTATAGGGTGGCAACATGAGAAAACAATTTCAATTAGCAGTTTTTTTGAATGATTATGTACAATTTTATGAGGATTAATTAATGGGATTTCTTGATACCGTAATTAAAGATAGTGGAAATGAATTTGCTGGATTAGTTAGCGAAGGAGTTGCAGCAGGTGACATTACTAATTATGTTGATACTGGTAGTTATATTTTTAATGCATTAGTTAGTGGTTCAATCTATGGAGGTCTTCCTGCTAATAAAGTTACAGCTTTAGCAGGAGAGTCAAGCACAGGTAAAACATTCTTTGCCTTAAGTGTTGTTCGTAATTTTCTTGATGCTAACCCTACAGGTGGAGTCATATACTTTGAGACAGAATCTGCTATTTCTAGAGAAATGATTGAGTCTCGTGGTATTGATAGTAAACGTATGGTTTTGTTTCCTGTAGCTACTATTGAAGAGTTTAGAACACAGGCATGTAGAATACTTGACAAGTATCTTAAAGAACCTAAGGACAAACGTGAACCTATGATGTTTGTTCTTGACAGTCTTGGTATGTTATCTACATCTAAAGAGATGGAAGATGTTGCTAACGATAAACAAGTTAGAGACATGACTAAATCACAATTAATCAAAGGTGCTTTCCGTGTTCTAACATTAAAGTTAGGACAATCACAAGTACCCATGCTTGTTACCAACCATACATATGATGTAATTGGATCTTACATGCCTACCAAAGAGATGGGTGGTGGAACAGGTCTAAAGTATGCTGCATCAACTATCATCTACCTTACAAAAAGTAAAGAACGTGACAGTAAGAAAGAAGTTGTAGGAAATATTATTAAGTGTGAAGCTAAAAAATCTCGTTTAACAGTGGAGGGAAGTAAAATTGCAACACGTCTATTTTTTGACGAACGCGGACTTGACAAGTACTACGGATTACTGGAGTTGGGTGAACAGTATGGGGTCTTTCAACGGGTGGGTAATAGGGTACGCATTGGTGAATCTTCTGTTTATCCTTCTGCTATTCTTGCCAGTCCAGACAAATACTTCACAGAAGAAGTAATGGAAAAACTGGAGGAGGCAGCTAAGAAGGAGTTTAGTTATGGTGGTTGATACAATTTTATTTGGAGATTGTCGTGAGACTTTAAAAGAGTTTGATGGCAAGGTGAGGACGTGTGTAACATCTCCACCATATTATGGACTACGTGACTATGGAACTGCTACTTGGATAGGAGGAGATCCTAATTGTGATCATAAAAGAAAAGGTAAGCAAGGTTCAAATTGTATTACTGGACATAAAAATCATGACACAATGGGTGGTGTAGGAGATTACATATACAAAAGTGTTTGTCCAAAGTGTGGTGCTGTTAGACAAGATAGTCAGATAGGATTGGAAGAAACTCCAGAAGAGTATATTGACAATCTAGTGTCAGTATTCAGATCAGTGCGTGACTCATTAACTGATGATGGAACTTGTTGGGTAAACTTAGGAGATAGTTATTACAATTACAGACCTGGCAAAGGACAATCTTATCCTAAACAATCTGTGAGTAAAACGACACAAGATCTACCACAACAATGCAATAAACGAGGAAATAAATTAGAAGGATTAAAAGAAAAAGATTTAATCGGAATACCTTGGATGTTCGCATTTGCTATGAGGGCAGATGGGTGGTATCTAAGACAGGATATCATATGGCACAAACCAAATCCAATGCCTGAGAGTGTGAGAGACAGGTGTACTAAATCTCATGAATATATATTTTTGTTTAGTAAAAATAGAAAGTACTATTACGACAATGAAGCAATCAAAGAACCCGTCAAACAAGATTGGGGAACAAGGAATAGAGACAACGGAAAATACCACAAAGAAGGAACAGGACTCCAACCGCATAGCGGACTTACAAAAAGCTATACAACAAAGAATAAACGATCTGTCTGGACAGTAACTACAAAACCATATAAGGGAGCTCACTTCGCAGTATTTCCAACCGACTTGATAGAACCATGTATTAAAGCAGGAAGTGAAGAGGGAGATGTAGTTCTAGATCCATTCATGGGATCAGGAACAACAGCTGTTGTTTCAAAATCTTTAGGAAGACATTACATAGGTTGTGAATTGAATGAAGATTATGGTAAACTAATTCAAAAGAGATTAAGTGAAAAATCTTTTGCGAGGTTAAAATTTAATGAGTGAACGCATTGAGCAAACTATTTTAAGGAACCTCATATATAATGAAAAATATTATCGCAAGGTAGTCCCTTTTCTAAAAGCAGAATATTATGAGACTTACCACGAAAGAATTATCTTTGAAGAGATTGCTGACTTCGCTGCAAAGTATGATAAGATCCCTACTAAAGAAGTTCTCACAATTAATATCCAGAATAGAGGAGACCTTACAGACGAGGCATTCCAAGATTCATTACAGGAAATAAATTCCTTAACTGATGAATGGGTGGATTATGACTGGTTGTTAGATGCTACAGAAAAGTGGTGTCAAGACAGAGCTATATACTTAGCACTCATGCAGTCTATTAAGATTGCTGATGGCGGAGATAAAAAGTTCACAAAAGGTGCTATACCTAGTATTTTACAAGATGCTTTATCAGTTTCGTTTGATGAACATATAGGACATGACTACATTGAACAATCATCAGACAGATACGAATTCTACCACAGGAAAGAAGAGAAAATTCCTTTTGATTTGGAAAAGTTTAACTTTATCACGAAAGGTGGTCTCCCTAACAAGACTCTCAATATCGCTCTTGCTGGTACAGGTGTCGGGAAAAGTTTATTCATGTGCCACATGGCTGGTTCCGCCCTCACTCAGGGGTACAACGTTCTCTACATTACATGTGAAATGGCAGAGGAGAAGATTGCTGAACGAATTGACGCAAATCTTCTGAACGTAAATGTTAAAGATATTATAGATCTACCTGAGGTTTTATTTTCTAGTAAAGTTAATGAAATTGCTAAAAAAACTAGAGGTAAACTTATTATCAAAGAATATCCAACAGCATCTGCACATGCAGGACATTTTAAGGCACTTTTATCAGATCTAGCCTTGAAAAAAGATTTCAAACCTGATATAATATTTGTAGATTACTTAAATATATGTGCAAGTGTGAGGTACAAAGGTGCAATTGTTAACTCGTATACCTATGTTAAAGCGATTGCTGAAGAGCTTCGCGGTCTTGCTGTGGAAAGTAATGTACCTATTATCAGTGCCACTCAGACTACTCGTGCTGGTTTTGGCAATAGCGATCCAGATCTTACCGATACTTCTGAGTCTTTTGGTTTACCTGCCACTGCTGATTTTATGTTTGCCCTTATATCTACTGAGGAGCTTGAACAACAAGGTCGCATTATGGTCAAACAACTTAAGAACAGGTACAACGACCCGACTTCCTCAAGAAAATTCATGGTGGGAATTGACAGATCAAAAATGAAGTTGTATGATGTAGCAGATGATGCCTCTGCTATTAGCATCAATGATGAAGATCCTGGTGAGGACTTCCAGCAATTTGCTGATACACAATCTAGACTATCAAAATTCTCAGAGTGGAATGTATGACAATTAATTTTAAAAAATATGAGAAGTTTGTTTCTGCAGTTACTTCTGATGCATCAACAAACTTTGTTGACTTCACTGATCGTATCGGTGAGTTAGATCGCGAAGGTGCGAATATTGAGCGTCTTCTTACAAGTGGTGTTGGAATCAATGCTGAAGGTGGTGAGTTTCTTGAGATAATTAAGAAGATGATTTTTCAAGGTAAACCTTGGGATAAAGATAATAAAGAACATCTTATTATTGAGTTAGGTGATCTTATGTGGTACGTAGCACAAGCATGTATGGCATTAGAAGTTTCATTTGATGAGGTTATAGAACGTAATGTAAAGAAACTAGAGAAGAGATATCCTGGTGGTAAGTTTGATGTTCATTATTCAGAAAACCGTAAAAAAGGAGACAGATGAGTGGAGATTACGAAACACATGATGATCGTCAACCAGATATAAGCTACATAAAAGAAAAAACCATGTCATGTAATTTAAGAGAACTAACTATAACATCTTTGCTTGAGCAAGCACAAGGTGAAATCAGTAAAGCAAAAGCAAATGTTGAAATTTACTTACACAATCCTGTAGGCATAGGTGAGCACCCAGATGTTCTTGGTTCTATCCAAGATCAACTTGATGTAATCGCAAAAGCAGAAGAACGTATTGATGTTATCAACAAGCATTTTATTGTACATCACTAGGTTCTATGACCCCTCCTCTAAATAGTTAGACAGGAGGGTTCTCATGAAAGCAGGAGATTTTTTCAGAAATGGTGGAAGGTATCTTGATCGCATGGATACCTTATTTGATAAAGCTTTGAATCGTAATGGAAAAAATAATCGTTTTCAAACTGATATTGGAATAGTAGAGATGGCAGGATTTACTGTCACTCGTAAAAATGCAGGTAAATATATAACATCACCCTTTCAAGATTTTCATGATATAAAAGGAAGTAGTGGTAAAGAAAATTCAGCAAAGATGCTTCTTGATGTTATATGTAGAGAAGGACTTCGTGGTAAAAACAATATAGAATTTACATGTAATTTTCCTAAGGGAAATAACATATCTGCAAGTATAAGTAGTCAAGATATTTACTTAGATCTAGTAGACTTTGTAAAAACTGATGAGTTTGGTGGGCAAGTCAAAGGTGGTAAGAAAGTTAATATGGGTAATGTGTATGAAAATGATCTTACTCAATCATTAATTGATTATTGTTCTGGTAAGAAACCAAAAAAATATGTAGATCATGTCAACATAATTGTTGATGCTATGATTAAAAAATTTGGAGAAGGACCTACTCAAGCTTTAGGTGAGGGTGGTAAAAACCAAGCACGTCCTCTTAAGAAGAAAGGTAGTAATATTGTTATCTCTGCAGGTGGTACTACTGCTACCTATGATATTGGAAAAACTCTGACAGATATTACATTGACAGTTTCTGGTAAACCAGTATACCTTTCAGTTAAATTTGGAGATACACTATCATTTTTCAACTGCGGTATTAAAGGTACAGGTAAAGATAAACTTAATTTATTTCCAGAAGCAAAATTAAAATCAGGTGAGATACCTGATGATGGTCAAGAATATTTAAACATGTTTGGTATTGACCAAAATAAATTTTTAGAAGTATTTGCTAACTATGGAACTAAACAAGGTCCTACAGTAGAGAATCATATTGAAGATACTACACTTGATAACGAAGGTAAAGCAGCATTGCAAGAAATGATTAAGAGTGGTGTTGGTTATGGTTATTGGATGGTTCATTATACTGGTTCAAAATTAGAATGTTATGAAATTGATAAAGCATATATGAACAGAGCTGCATCTCTTGTTGGAAACACAGTTGAGATTAATTATGGTGGTTCTACTGGTAAAGGTAAACGTATTGATATGATATTTGAAACTAAATCTTATGATTTTAAATTTAATATTAGAAACAAACAAGGTGGAATTTATCCCACTCATACTAATGGAGATTACTATAAGAAGTAATGGCAAACGTTAAGCAACTAAAACATCTAGAACATTTGGAAGATGAAATGCTCAACTATGGAGTTGAGGGTTGTAAAGCTGCTGTGTCTTTTTTAAAAGAACTACGCAAGATGCTTGGTTGTGATAACAGTACAGGTTTTATGCAAACTAAATGGGATGGTGCACCATCAGTTATATGTGGTACAGATCCTCAGACAGGAATGTTTTTTGTTGGTACTAAATCTGTATTCAATAAATCCGATCCTAAACTTTGTTATAGTGAAGATCAAATTGATGGTTGGTACGAAGGAGATCTGG